ACCTATGCGTATTGATTACTCAATATCATCTGCTTGTTCAATAGTTAGTGTTGAGTAATCAATACGCATAGGTTGTGTCATTCCTCGAGGACCATACCGGTTTTTCATCATACCTAACCTAATAATACCTAAGTCTCTATCTTCATCGTTCTGGAAAATAGACATAATAACATCAGCAGTAGCAGCTAATCCAATTGATTCAGATATAGTTGCTAAGTCTGGATTATCTTGATCGAATCCAGCTCTATTTAACTGGGTAGCTGAGATAATCGGGCAATTAAATACGTAACTTATAGCCCGTATTTGTTCTGTAACGTTCTTAATACGTTCATACGAATTATTACCTATAGGTGAATGTATTAAGTTAAGATAATCGATTACTATTGCATCCAACTTAATACCTTTATCTTGAAACTTCTTACAAAACGCTTTAATCTGATTAGGAGTAACTGTTGAGGGCGGAAACTCTTTAATATACATATTTCCTGGTGATTCTGTTACTGCAGCTCTTAATGAAGCTCCATTTACAGCCATTTCTTTCATTGGTATCTTAGAAATGTTAGTACATATACGTCTTGCGTATAGTAACTCAGACATCTCTAATGTTATTAATAGCACATTCTTACCTTGTTTAGCAATATTAGAGGCTACATTACCTAAAAATATAGACTTACCAATATTAGTTTCACCTGCAAAAACATATAACGATTTACCTGCTTGTAAAAAGCCTCCATCCAATGAATCATCTAACCATTCCCACGTACTCGGTATCTTATCTTCTACCGTAGTAAGATCCTCAATAATATCATCTATATTAGCTTTAACACCTAAACCTAAATCAGTAACCAGACTAATATTACAACTCTTTTCAAACTTGTCTAAAATTACTGTAGTATCAACATCACCAGCAGATATATCTTCTGCCGCTTTTAGCATCGTATGATATACTGCTTTCTCTTTTAGGAATTGCTCAGTGTTTTCAATTAATTCATCTTTATTGATATTCTTATCAATATCTGAAAAAGAAGTAACTAATCGTTTAAATGATTCTTTCTGATCATCTGTTACCAGATACTGCTTAATCTCTGTAGTAGTTGGTAGCTGGTTACGCTTTTCATTAAATTCTTTAATGATAGTAAAGACACTTGCAATATCCTTACTCTTAAAATATTCTGGTTGTACAATATCCGTTATAGTTGACAAATAGCCACTATCTGTTAACGCATTATACATCAACACGTTTTCAAAATAGTCGAGATCTAGCTTACCCATCCCACTTATAATAGTAACCTATTGTTAAGAATCAACTAAATTTGTACTGTTTTACCAACGTACTTGCTGTACTTTTTTAGAAACCACTCTTGACCATTTGTCCAGTCAGTTGTAAATTCTCTAAGACCGGGGGATGCATGTGTCACATACGCATCAATAACACCACATTTAAATCCAGCAAGTGACGCGTCAAGTGTATACGCAAGATCATAAAAATGAAATCCAGTAGGGCAGGATTTATCGAACCGGATCTTCTTAAATACATTTCGTGAAATAGCTAAAAATACCCCATCCATAATTAGCGCTTGATGTGGGTATGGACCAAATGCAGTCATTGATTTTTGCGTACCGTTTAAGTGTGCAACTGCTCCATGGAGCTTACCACTACCAAAGCCTCCTCCCATAAGATGCCATAGCGTTGGTTGTTGTACTTTAATTTGTGAAGCTCCAGCAACTCCCAGAACATCATATTCTTTAAAATGGTTCTTGAGTTTCCCGTAATCAAAATTTTCTAAAATAATATCATCATGACATAAAATAATATGGTCTACATTTTCTTTAATAGCAAAATCAATTGCTTTGTTATATACCTTTTGCAAAGAATCCGTATTATTCTCCTTGAAGTATACATCCATTTCTTTATGCTTGGTCTGCCAGAGCAAGGTATCTTCTTTTTTACCTTTTGTTGCAACGCAAATAAATAATTCGTTATTCATCTTAAATAAATAGAAACGGTGAATCGTGTTTGAATTCACCTACCTTTTTAAACTTAAGAGTTTTTTTATCTAATCGTCTAATCTCACCTTCTTTCAGATCCTTATAACCTTTACCAGGTATAGTAGAATAACATCCTTTATTATTAAAATGTAGCATTGAGCCAACTCGGGCAATATATAACTCGTTTGTATCACAATCAACAATAGATACAGCAAATGATCCTGCTAGTTCTTCTAATACCTTTCTAATATACTTTACTGGATTTGTACTTTGACTACGGTCATCTTCCATAAACTTTTGTAATAGATTTACAATTAAGGATGTATCTACCGGATTCTCAATAAACGGAAGATGTTTTTTACGTATATCCTTATCATTAGTAATTACTCCGTTATGAAAAACCATCCATGACATAGTATCAAAGGGATGAGACGTTTCATAAGACCATTGCCTCATAGCTGATGTAGGTGCCTGCACATGACCGCAACTATATTTAGATTGTTTAGAGCCTTTTACTTTATTAAAGTCAATCTCACCTTCCTTTTTATAAACAAATTGATCATCGTATGTGAGCTGCACATAACTACTAGCAAAAGTTCCACGATCTTGATTAGCAGCATACAATACCTCTAACATAGACTTATCAGGAGCTCCAAATATAGCGCACATATACTATAATTTAATCTAACATTACAGTTTTTCCAGTTCGATGTTCATATCTTTACGAATACGTGCTGTAAGTTCCTTACTTTCTTCCATTTTACCATAATAAAGTCTGAACTCACGAGGTATTCTCCAAAAGAAGTCCATCACTCCTGTAACTTCATGAAAAGCAAATGTATAATGTGGATACTGTACACCATCAACATCAATCCAACGTTTACGCTTCTTCTTCTTTTTTTCAATTCCTAATTTTTTAAGAGTATTCTTACCAAGACCTCTTACCTTAAAAAGATCCTCACTACTACGAAATGGTCGCATACCAACAATATTTTTAGCAGTAAACTTACCAACTCCAGATAGAGCACGAAGTTCCTTATCATTCATCTTATTGAAATCCTTATAACTTAATTTCATATTCTATATTAATTATAACAAAGTTCCTTTTATTTACACTTTTTTAAAGTAATTTATACTATCAGCCATAAATATTATCAATGAGCTCCTTTGATAACTTCTACACCAGGTTGCAAACTTTAACTGAAGCTAGAAAATCCCCTGTGGAGGCTTTAGTACCTGGCGCCACTGGTGTTACTAAACAGATGCGTTCAGCTGGTTTAAGTTCTGCACCTTTAGATACAATTAAGTTTATACGAGAGCTGCTATTTAACTTAGATGTTATTTCTGAAGATGAATTAAATGCCGTCAAATCAAGTAAAGGGTTCACTGGTAAAAAGCAAGCTATGCTTAAAGTACTTCAAAATAACCAAAACAAGATTAATGCTAAATCTGATGAAATTGCGCAAACAATTGAAGGTACATTAGATGATTTTATTTCTGGTATGGGTGCTAATAGGTCTAGGGAAGAAAAATATGCTGCTCAGGCCGCGGCACAAGAGTTAGCTGCTCAAGCTAGGGCTGCTAGGTCTGGTAAAGAAATGGATGATGCCCTTGCTGATGTTATTTCCGATGAAAAGCTTATAATTAAAGCTTCCCTGGCTAAAGCTATTCAAGAGTTAGAGGATCTTCCTGGAGGTGAAGATATCTCACCTGAGGTACTTGCTGAGATTAAAAAGTTTGCTCCAAAAATTAATACTATTGAGCAGTTAGAATCTTTTGTTAAGCAATTAAGTGGGATGGAAGAATATCAATTGCCCGCTGCTTACCTCTCAAGCACTGTTAAAGCTATTAAAGGTGGTATGGAAGATTACGAAATGGAAGATCAAGAAGATCCAGATCATGGATTTGATGCTGTAAAATCAGATCTTGACGGTGATGGAAATATTTCCAAATATGAGCGTAACAGGGGTGAGGCAATTGCCTCTGCAATGAGTAAAGAAGATAATGAAGGTGATGTAAAGCGTGAAGTACTTAACGCTTGTAAAGCTGCTGCTGGTGATTTTGCTCATAAGAATTCTGGTATGGCTTCCGGTTGTAAACAAATGCTTGATCAGTATACTAAAGCTGGTGATACAGAAAGAGCCAGTATTGCTAAATCTTTACATGATCATTTTTCTGGGCAAGCTAAACATTTTGATGAAAATGGAGAAGATCCTGATATTGAGGCATTGGCTCAAGTTGAAGTAGAGGAGCTAGGTGATGGTGAGATACCTGATGATTACCATGATCAAGATGACGATGAAGATGCTGAAGGTAATGTTAAGAAAGAAGTTCTTGCTGCTATTGAAGCTGGTGCAGGTGATGAAGGGGAATTTGGACATACAAATGCAGGTAAGGCTACCTCAGCACAACAGTTAGCTGCTCAGTATAAAGAAGCTGGTGATGAAGTGAGGGCTAGCATTGCTAATAATCTTGCACAATACTTTGCTACACAAAGCAAGTTTGATGAAAATGAGGAAAATGAAGAGGTTGTTGCAGAAAGCAAATATACAACTGCTGACTATCTTACTGATATCTATTCAACAGTTGAGCCAATTATTGAAAGTACTGTTAACGAAAATGGTCAAACTACACCTACTCAGCAATATCTCGTTGAGAAGCATGAGGAAGCTATTGAAGAAGTTTATACATCACAATATTTAACTGAGCAAAAAGTACAAGATTCTCTACCTAAACAAAAGAAGGAAAAGAGTCTTAGCTTTAAAGAGCGCTTCCAGCCTAAGACGCAAGGGCAACTTGAAGAAGTACGCCGTTACGGTCTTTAAATCTTCTTACAACCTTTAGACAAGTATAGCTCATTCAACTTAGATTGCTGTACATATTGAATAGGGTCTTGATAACCTGCATCAACGAAGCCTTTCACTCGCATACTAGATGACGGAGTCGTCGCATCTGCTAATCCATCTTTCCTATTAGAGTAGCACGTCCAAGTCTTACCAAAGTCTACACCCAGTCTTATACCTTCTTCAACGATAGCTTCTTTACTCATTGTAAGTAATGGAGCTTCAATATTAATACGATGTTCACGATTAAGTGCGATTAATGCATTCATGGAATCAACAAATTCATTAGAACCATCCCAATAACCAGCAAGGCTATCAACTTCCGCAGCCCCATACCAAACAGTATCAGCGCCTTTAGCTTCTGCATATGCACATCCGATAGTATTAAACAACTGATTACGAAAAGGTACATAGCTCACAGGCTGGGCATCACCAGCCATCTTACTGATATCAGGATTATCAATCTCTTCGTTAGTAAGAGAGGAGGTGGGAGCTAGATGCTTAATAAATCCAACATCAGCTATATAATGAGTTATGACAGTATCCGGAGACTTAGCTTTAACAGCATCTATCTGATCTTGAACACAGTCAATCTCCCTAACATGACGCTGACCATAGTTATATGTAATGAGGTTAACCTCTTTAAACCCTTTATCTACAGCCATATGTAGTAGGACCACAGAGTCCATACCACCCGATATACTTAATACTAATTTACTCATTTTTATCTAAGGAATCTTTTAGGATTTCATTCTCTTTCTTTGGAATAATTACCTTTTCTTCTACTTCATCAGGAACATCATCATCACCTTCACCACCAGAATAAGCCCACTCTGTCTTAATTTTTTCTTCTAGTACAGGTAGGATAGTATTCTCCCAGAGGTCCTTATCCTTACGGAAGTTTTTATAATAACCAATCTTCTTACCATCAGGTAGCTGATAAGTGGAACCAGTCTGAATAACAGCACCAACCCCTACAGCAAGATCTAGTAGACCATAGTAACGGTCAAGTCCAGTATGAAACGAAAGGAACATTTCCCCTTGAAGGTACTGCTTAATGAATCGATTCTTACGAGTGAGGGCTCGGATAAGGATACCTGCGTAGTTCTTTTGACCTACAGCCGTTTCTGCATCCATAGTCTTACCCCCATCACTCTTCATAGGCTTACGCGCTAACTGAATAGTAACAGAAGGTAGATATACAATTGACTTACCACCAGGCATATTCTTTTCAATAGATGGGAACATTGCTGTAGGATCATCATAAACATGATTAGTACAAAGGATCGTAGTCTGTGTAGTAGCACCAAGATTAGTACAAGTCTGCATAAGAGACTTCATAGCCCGGGCTTTAGTACCCATATCAGATGAAGTACTATCTTTACCCATACGGCTATGCTCAAGTTCTGATTGTAGATTACCAAGTGAGTCAATCGCTACAATAAACTTACCTTCAAGACCTTTTTCTTTAACTGAAGTAAGGAACTTATACAACGCATTACGAGTTTGCTCGATAGTAACACATGGTACATACTTTACTTTACTAATATCCAATCCAATACGTTCTGCACCTTCTGGATCAACAGCATTCTCAGTATCAAATATAACTGGAATCAAACCCTCTTTCTGAGCATTAGCTAGAATCTTAAGAACAAACAATGTCTTACCTGTCATAGACTCACCACCCATCATTGTTACCCTACCTTTTGGAATACCACCGTGAATAGAACCTGATACAATAGCATTTAAAACATAACTACCGGTATCAATCCAACCACCAACACGTGACAACGTACTATCTTCTAAGTATGTTGCAAACGGGTTTATTTTATCGATTGAATCTAACGCGGCGCGCGTATCTTTATCAAAATCATTCATATACATATTGTATGAACTTAACTTTATTAATCAAGATAAAAAAACTACCGACATAGTCGGTAGTTAATTGGCTCGGGTACTTGGATTCGAACCAAGGACCTAGTGGTTAACAGCCACCCGCTCTGCCACTGAGCTATACCCGATAATAATTATTTACCGTCTGCATCGAACAGCTTAATAACTTCCGGCTCCTCTGCTACTGGTTGTGCTGGTGCAGGATTGTTAATAGCATGATATTGCGTAGTAATCTGCTCCGTAAGTTTAACTGTTGAAGTAACAATAGTTGACTTATGGAAAGTCCATTCGTTATCCTTTTTATCCCCTTCAATAAACTCCATAAATAGATAAGGAAAAGTCTGTACTTGAAGCTGACCATTTTGTTGATCTGGTTGTACATGTACAATAACTGGGTTATTGAGAGTCAAAGTTTCATCAGTTTGACCTGTCTCAACTCCAACAACGGTACGACCGACTTGGTCGACAATAGCAATGATTTCTTTTTGATCACTCATACAAATATATTATAACATATTACTTCTAAGTATCAACTGTGGATTTAATTTTTTTATTCTATAAATATCGATGAGTTTGACTTACTATGTCTAAAAGAACTATTTTTCTCCATTTACCGGCTTATAGAGATCCTGAATTAATACCTACTATTGAGGATGCTTTAGCTATGGCTCAATATCCGGAAAGAATTCATTTCGGTATTTTTAGACAGTATAATCCAGAAGATGGTTTTGATGACTTGACTGAGTATAAAGATGATCCTAGATTTAAAATTGAAGAGATTCACTACACTGAAGCTAAAGGTCTTCCTTATGCACGAGCGTTAATAAATGATACACTACTTACTGATGAAGATTTTGTATGTCAGTTGGATTCTCATCATAGGTTTACGGAAAATTGGGACACTACTTTAATTAATTGGTATGAAGAGTTAGTAGATGATGGTTATAACCCCGTTATAGGAGGTTACTCGCCTCTGTATAATCCCTTTAATGACCCTGAAGAAAGAGTGCAGGAACCCTGGATGTCTCAAGCAGCATGCTTTTATCCTTTCGGAACTATTTTTATACGTCCAGGTGCTGTACCTAATTGGCAAAATTTAAAAAAGCCATACCCAGCAAGATTTCTTAGTGGTCATTTTGCTTTCGGTTCTAATAAATGGGCTAGAGAGGTTAGACACGACCCTAACATATTTTTCGCTGGGGAAGAAATTAATTTAACAGTAAGAACGTTCACTAGCGGGTATGATTTATTTCATCCACATAGAGTAGTTATATGGCATGCTACTATGAGAGAAGAGCGTAGTGGTATGCTAGTTTGGGATGACCAACACAAGAGAGGCGATGATCAATGGTGGAAGGGTAATAATGTAGCACGTTCTAGAATAAGGCAGTTGTTAAGAGTAGAAAATAATGAGCATGATTTAGGTGATTATGATCTAGGAACTGTTCGTAGTTTAAATGAATATGAAAAATATGCAGGTATTAACTTTAAGCTTAAAGCCTTTCAACAACATACAATAGACCATAATTTTGCACCTAACCCTATTCAAAATAATTACGGGCTTACGAAATGGAAAGATACATTTATTAAATCACACTACAAATTAATTAATATAACAAGAGATATGCTCCCTGAAAATGATTACGAGAGTATATTAGTATCTTTTGATGATAAAAACGGTATCGGTATACATCAAGAATATATAAATGATCAACGATTAGATGATTTTATATCTAGGAATATCCCAATACATTGTGAAGAGATCTTTTATAGTAATAAAATACCCTTTAAGCTAGTATTTTGGGGCATGTCAAGCGAACGTGGATGGGCAGAACGAGTAGAGCAAATATTATGATAACCCAAGAGAATATATGTATTGTTACTACAGTCCATAATAAAAGATACATTAAACATTTTAAAACTAAATTACTTAAATCGTATATTAAGTTAGGTAGTAAGATACCAATACTAGTCTGTACCAATTGTGTAAAAGAGCTTGAAGAGATAACAATTAAATACCCACAAATTAAGCTTTTTGAAACAAATAATTTAAGAAGCTATGATACGAAAAACAAAAAATATGAAAATTTACTAGATGCAGATAAAAAACCTAAAACATATGCTAATTATCCATGGAACATACGAAGACATATTATTAGAAAAGGTTTTGAGGAGGGTTATACAGCAGTTTGGTGGTTAGATAGTGACGTATGTTTAAAATATTCAGATAATGATATACTAGATAAATTAAACCAATATAATGCGAACAACTCTATTATAGCTGAAGGATCAGTTTATGCTTACTCTAATAAAGATCTGCATTTAAGAGACGAAGTCGTAAAAGTTTATAATAATAAGAACTGGAATATAAATATAAACGATATATCCGGTTTTGACGGCCCATCAGCTTTTTATATAGGAAAAAAGAATTTCTTTTTTAATTTTATAAATAAGTGGTCAGCTATGACTACATATAGTTATAAAAATAATGTGCACTGCGGAAGGATACCAGATTCATTCATTATTAATATTATGTTTGTAGTAGCTCAAACGGGTATTAATATAATTAACACTGGTTATATTTTTTCCAAACCAAAACATAATCCAGATGATAGATACAACTAATATAACAGTAATCATAACAGGTCATAAAGTTTTAAATTATGATCAGTATTTTCAATACTTAATTCATAGTTTAGAAGGCTCTTTAGATAAAAGCAAATTTATTGTTTATTACGATAAAACCAGTTTTGAAGATAATGATAATTTAGATAGTATTGTTAATATATTAAAACTATATAATATATCTAACTATGAAGTAAAATTTTCACAAGGAGGTCTTTTAGCAATGTCTTACCACCTTTTAAAAGATGTCAAAACTCCTTACTTTTTATTTTTAGAACATGATTGGGTTTTTACAAAACTTCCTAACTGGGGAAAAATTGTTAATGCAATGAATAATAACAAGTTTGTTAAATGCATAAAATTTAAAAAAACTGGCAATATCCAACGTGATTTGTTTACAGATAGAGATAGTAAAAATAATATTATTAAACTAGAAACAGATCCACGGATAACAGAATGTAATTTAATATCTGTTGCATACTGGTCTAATAACCCTTTTGTTTGTACTTTGGAGCAGATGTTTGAGTGGTCTAAAATAATACATAATGAAGATTTTAAAAAACAAATGGATGAAGGTAATAATTTTGCATACGGTCCTCATGGTCTTGAGGTAGAATTAGGACGTCAATTTAATTTAGAGTTAGAAACTGAACTGTGGCAAGATTTAAAAGATAAATGGGGAATTTATATTTACGGAAATGTTGATATGAAGCCTATAATAGGACATACAGATGGTTCAAAGCGATGTATTGGGATGCATTACGGGATTTCCGAAAAAATAGGAACAGATTGGTTAACTAAAAATAAAAAACTATTAAAATGAACGAAATAAATAAAGAATTTAAAGAGATAAATGGTTGGTTTGGGTATAAGGGTGCAACAACTATGCAACTACCAGCCATTGAAGTACCATTTAAGAAATTATTTAACACAATAAAACCGCATCGTGTGTTAGAAATAGGTACCTCTTGTGGCGGTCTTACATTAATGTTGCGTGATATTTTAGATAATTTAGGATTAACGGAATGTGATTTACGTACGTATGACGTTAATCCGGATCACGATAGAACAATACTATTTAACAGTAATTTAAATTATGATTTCCGGCTCAAAAATCTGTTTAATCAACCTTACTCAGACTTATGTGAAGTAAATGGCCAGGAGGTAATTGATTATATTAATAAAGATGGTCCGATAATTATACTTTGCGACGGTGGTTGTAAAATAAATGAATTTAACATATTATCAAAGTTTTTAAAGACAGGGGATATAATTATGGCGCATGATTATGCTCCTACAGCAGAGTATTTTGAGTCATATAATAAAAATAAAATATGGAACTGGTGTGAAATATTTGATAAAGATGTAGCTGATGCGTGCAACGATAATAATTTAACACCATATATGGCAGATGAATTTTCAGCTGTTGTTTGGTTATGTCGTAAAAAAAGTTAGTATGAATAATCAAACAATAGTTACAGGTCTATGGAATATTAATAGACCTGGTCGAGATTTCAACCACTATATAGAGGCCTTTAAACGGTTTTTAGATATACCTCAAAATTTATTTATCTATATACCAAAGGAGTATGAATACTTAGTATGGGACAAACGATCTCCGGATAATACTCATGTACGTGTTTATGAGCTTGAAGATATAAAAAAGTTATATGATCCTTTTTGGAGTAGAACGCAAAAAATAAGACAAAGTGGTAAGTGGTTAGATCAAGTTAGTTGGTTGAAGGACTCACCGCAAGCAGTTTTAGAAATGTATAATCCTATTGTACAATCTAAAATGTTTATGCTAAATGATGCTTCTATTATGAACCCATTTGATACAGAATATCACTTCTGGGTTGATGCTGGTATAACAAATACTGTACCACATAGTCATGTAGCAGATGATAATTTATTAAATAATTTACCCGAGTATAGCGACCCTTTCCTGTTTTTAAGTTATCCATATATAGCGGATAAAGAGATACATGGGTTTAATTATGAAGCTATGAATAGAATAGCTGAGAATGAGGTTAAATATGTATGCAGAGGTGGGATTTTCGGCGGTCGAAAGCAAGCTATTAATAACGCTAACGCGACCTACTACTCGCTACTTGATCATACACTAGCACAAGACTTAATGGGTACAGAAGAGAGTATATTTACACTAATGTCATATATAGAGCCGAGTGTGTATAGGCGATATAAACTTGATGAAAATGGTCTGATTTTAAAATTCACTCAAGCTATAAAAGAAGGTACTGTAAAATTAAGTAAAGCTTCAGCGCCTATAGTCCGTCAAGTTGATGACGTAAACTACCAAGAGGTTAAAACTAACCTTTATATGTTAACGTTTAATTTTCCAGAACAAATCTTACATACAATTGAGTCAATGAAAAAAACTCCTGAGTTTTTGACTATACCTAATTTATTTTTACTAGACAATTCTACTGATTATACTGCTAAGATTAAAAATCAAGAAATCGCAAAAGAATATAACTTTACCTATATTGATTTAGGTAGTAACACTGGTATATGCGGAGGTAGACAAGCTGCTGCGGACCATTTTGATAAATCGGAGGCTGACTTTATGTTTTTCTTTGAGGATGATATGACATCTAATCCTCCAGAATTAGAAGGACAATTTTGTAGAAATGGTTTTAGAAAATATATACCCAACCTCTATAATATAGTGCATAAAATAATGCTAGAGAAAAATTTTGATTTTTTAAAGCTCTCTTTTACAGAAGTTTACTTTGATAATGATAAGCAATGTTCATGGTATAATGTACCACAAAATATACGTTCAAGAGATTGGCCAGACTACGATAAACTACCTATAACCGGTCTTGATCCTAATTGCCCAAGAACAAAATTTAATCATATATACACTAAAGATGATTTATCATATATAAGTGGAGAAGTTTACTACGCTAACTGGCCTATGATAGTAAGTAAAGAGGGTAATAAAAAGATGTTTATTGATACCAAATGGGCTCATCCTTTTGAACAAACGTGGATGTCTCATATGTATCAATTAACTAAAGAAGATAAATTAAAGCCTGCCGTATTATTAGCTTCACCTATTTGGCATGACCGTATCAAGTATTATGAACCTGATGAAAGACGGGAAAATTAAATTTACTTTATATTAACAGCTCTGGTAATTTATTAAAACCGTAATAAGTATATGTATGAAAAATGCCTATATTAATGGTTCTATTTTTGTGCAAATAGCTGCCTATAGGGATAAAGAGTTACTACCAACGTTAAGAGATCTACTATCTAAAGCTGATAAGCCAAAATTATTACATATTTGTATTTGCTGGCAACATTCGGAAGATGATAGTTGGGATAATTTAGATGAATATATTAATGATGATAGATTTACTATTATTGATATAAACTATAAAGATTCAAAAGGGGCTTGTTGGGCTAGACACCTTATTCAACAACAATATACTAAAGAAAAGTTTACCTTTCAATTGGATTCACATCACCGGTTCGTCGAGAGTTGGGATACAAAGCTTAAAAATATGTATGCTGGGCTACAACTTAACGGTTCTCCAAAACCGTTAATTACTAGTTACCTACCAGCATATGATATTGAAACTAGTAAGCCTATAAATTTAGATCCGTGGATGCTTTCATATAACTATTTCGCAAATGATGGGCCGTTACATACAATCCCGGAAGCTATACCTAATTGGAATGGACTAGGTGGTCCTGTTAAGGGTAGATTCTACTCAGCCCATTTCGCATTTACAGATGGTAAGTTTAGTGAAACTGTTCAACATGATCCAGAAATGTATTTTCATGGTGAGGAAATAAGTATAGCTGTACGAGCATTTACACACGGGTATGATATATATCACCCTCATCAATTAATAGCATGGCATCATTATGGCAGAAAAGCCGCTACTAAACACTGGGATGATAGTAAAACGTGGGAGCAGTATAATCACAAATCTTATAAACGAGTACGTAAATTATTCGGCATTAACAATGAAAAGTTTAAACTAAAAGAAAATAAATACGGTTTCGGTAAAGTAAGAAGTTTATATGAGTATGAACGATATGCAGGTGTTAGATTTAGAGATCAGAAAATTCAACAATTTACTCTAGATAGATCACACCCTCCTAATCCTGAATATACTAATAAGCTAGAATATGATAATTCCTTCATTAAGCAATTTAAGCATTGCATAGATTTAGCATACGATCAAGTACCTCACGATGATTATATATTCTGGGCTGTATCTTTCTTCAATGATAAAGACGAAGAAGTATATAGACAGGATGCAGATCCAGAAGAAATTGAAAAATTAAAATCAGATATAGATGGTTATTGTAAACTTTGGAGATGGTTTGCTACCGACGAAAAAATTACTAAATGGCGTGTTTGGCCTCAGAGTAAAGAGAACGGCTTTGCTGACCCAATAGAAGGTAATATTTAAACGTTAATTTTCTCAAGCTCTTCCTGAGCTTTCTCTAAAGCTTCTTTTGCTTGACTTGATAAGTATGTAGATTTACCACTAGCATGTTTTAATGCACTAGACAGGTGTAGAATAGCGCGGCGCGCCGCTTCAATCTGTGGCGAACCTATTTGTCCATCGCCGACATCCGTACCTGAAACGGTGCCTTTAATTAATTGAAGGAAATAAACAGTACTTGCTAGTTTACCTCTGTTAAATGCTGGGTGCGCTTTAGGGGTATTATCGTCTGCTGGGTTATCTAGATAGCTTTCACTCATACTCTTATTTAATACCTTATGTGAATAAATCAAATAGTTCGGTTTGAACATTTTCGGAAGGTTTCCGTATCGACCACCCTACACTATCATAAAAGCGAGCAATCGACTGAAAGAGAATCTTATCAAACATCTTTTCATAGTCAATCTTGAATAGTTCATTAAACTCTTCCGGCCAATCATACTTGAATCCCATAGACTGAAGGCCATACTTATTAGGAGTTTCAATATACATAAACCGAACTTTATCACCTGAACTAATACTTTCATACTTGTTACCGGTTCCAAGTTTTTCAAGTATTTGGTTATAGTAGTAAGCTGACTTGGCATGCACCGGCATACCTTTTACTGTTTGCCATTCACGGCATTGTACTGCGTGCTTTTCATAACCCTTAATACCCATCACGAAAGCAATATCAGCAGGTCCTAGAGTTTTGAAAGTATCATACGCTTCGTTGAAGATCTTATTAGTCTTACCCAAGTCCTGTGTAGTAAGCATAGTCTCAATAATACCCTTCGCATAAGGCTTAATAGCATTAGGCATGGTAGTACGAACAACTTCAACACCAGTATACTTAAACTTATTCTCTTTGATACCCTCATCATCAAGGATATGCATAACATAACGCTTCTTCTGAAGAAAAGTAGCAACATCAGCAATCATCTCCCGCTTAAATACAAATCGTGGATCATTAGTTAAGAGAGCTTTCTTAGCCCAACTAGTAATACCATCATTAAGATAGTCTTCAATCTCTTGAATCTTATCGTAAGTCTCTTGATGAACCAACATATCTTCTTTCGACTCCCAAAACTTAACACCATTCTCAATCAACGGTGAAATGGATATATAAGATGAGTCTGTATCGTTGTAGACGATACACTCTTCGAGATTATGATCTGATATATTATCAGAACCTACTTCATTACGAATAAAGTTCTTAAGTAACTCGTTCGAATATTTAATAACAGCTTGACCCGTTAGAGTAACACTCGCAGCAATATCATCATCCCCGATAGGAGCATTTTTGTTACCCATATAACCATAACAAGAGTTAATTAGAATCTTAATAACCATTTGCTGGGTATTAAGACGTTCAACTTCATACTTAAGATCAATGTTATTTGGATCCTTTTTAAGCTTCTTCTGGTTAGTAAACAGCCCTTTCTTAATCTCTACACGCTGGTTGTAATAGTACTCAAGGAACTCAGGAATAATACCTTGCTTCTTCTGACTGAATAAGAACCCAGCCTTAGATAGAGCGCACTCTTCATCTTTCAAGAACTTAACAAAGTCCCTCTTACTAAGCTTAAACAGTCTACCTGAGGTATGTTGAATAGTAATCTCTTTACCATCATTTTTCTCAATCTTACCCACTTTAGTTTCAGGTGAAGTATTAAGTGAAATCATCACGTTAGGATATAGAGAGTTAGCATCGAAAGATATAACATTCTCTTTGAAACCACGCTTAGGTTCAGCAACATACGCACCTGGGTTCTTATGATCTTTGTTACCGTTACGAACAAACGTTGAGATAACCTCACCACGCTTACGAGCTCTGACAGTTAGCGCACCATTAATAACACCAATCGTACCCATAGCACCTTCTAGTGTAGTAAGACCTACATATGATAACATACGTAGTAGGGGAATATACTGAAGTTTCTCTTCTAGCTTAACTAGAAGGTTAACATCTTGAACGTTATAGTCAATAAACTTATTCCAATCCTGATCAGCAAGTTCATGAAGAGCTAAGCCTTCATAATCAATCTTTTTCTGACCTAGCTCAAGTTCTCCTATGGCATCCAATTTATATGACTCCCGTAACTTAAGACAGAACCGTTTATATACATCAAGATAGTCAAGATTAGCAACACCATCAAAGTAGTACCGCTTCTGCTCACGGCCGAATGTACCCATACGCATTCTAAAGTATACATTCCTCAAGGGGGAAAGTCGATCTACATACTCTTGACCAAGTATACGCTCCATTCGATTAACAATATACGGAATATCAAATCCTTCAGAGTTCCAACCACTAATGATATCCGGATGCTGCATTTCAATATATTTAAGAAAAGCAAGAAACATCTCACGCTCACTTTTACAGTAATGGTATACCATATCTTCACGACCTTCACCGGTATACTCGTGAATACCAAACGTATTGAACTTTTTACTAAAATTATCCCAACATGTTATAACATTACAAACATGAGTAGGGTCATCTATATCAGGAAAGCTATCTACAGAATAAGTCTCAATATCAATAAAGCAATACTTAATAGGATTAGTATTAAACTCAGGCTTTTCATTCTCTTCCCAATACATATCTAAGAGAAACTGCTGAGCTGGAGGTGAGTTCTCAAATACCCTCTTAACTCCGGAATCTTGAAGAAACTTATACCGGTTATACCCTGTGTTAAATGAACGTTTCTTTACCTTAGTTCCAAAGATAGACGTCTTATCACCTCTCGGATCCTCTGTATATAGATACGGTTCGAAAGAACACTCACGCCG